TTGATATTGAAAAATTAATTAATGATATTACGGGTTTGCTTATAGCATCGGATTTGTCATGGTGGAAAATCTATAGCGCTTATATAAGATTATGAATATTTTAAAAGCATTTCAATTTGAAAGGAATTGTCTTGATTTGGATGTATTGATAACCATTTATGAATATTATCATAAAAATAATCATCTATCCAAAATTGAATTTTTCCGTTAAAACAAATTCTTGCTGGTCCTGTTAAGCGATGCCATCGCCATCCTTTTTCACACCAAAGTTTTTCACCTGTTTCTAAAACTTCATAAGCAGGTGTATTTTCATCAGGAGAGGAAATTTCATCAAAAGGAATTGTATTGTAATTATCGGTTGTAAATTTTTTATTATCAATATAATAAATATATCTCATAACATTTTATCCTTTTTTATTGTAATTGTTTGTTAAATAGATTAAATTTAATTTTTAAAGAGGAAAGAAAAAATGACACCAGAAAGTATTTTAATTGAAGAATTGTGGGAAACCATTAAAGGTTTTACGCCTGCAAAACAAAAAACAGAAGTTCTTTATCAATTATTTCGTTTATTACAAGAATATGGAATTGAACAAGAAGATTTTGAAGATTTATTAGACCATGATGACCTTGCATTAAAAAAAGCATTTATTCATGTTTATGAATTAGATTTAGATGAAAAGGATGATGAAGAGGAAGATTAATCTTCCTCTTTTTTTATGTGTATTTTAACAGCATTTCCACTTGAAAGGCGTTATCTTGATTTGGGTGATCTTTTAACCAATCATGTACGTTTTTATAAGCGTTATCATTTAGCCAAAAGTGTTCTTGTCCATCAGAATTAATTACTGCGGGTCCAGTTAAGCGATGCAAAATTAATCCTTTATTACACCAATATTTTTTACCTGTTGATAAATTTTCCCAAGCAGGTGTATTTTCATCGGGTGATGAAATTTTTGACAAAGGGATTTCATGAGTTTTATCAGTTGTAAATTTTTCACCATCAACATAGTAAACATATGTCATATTATTTTTCTTTCATATTTTATGTGTATTTTAATATCATTTCTACCTGAAAGGCATTGTCTTGATTTGGGTGTACTTTTAACCAATCATTTACATTGTCATATCTTTTATCATTTAAATAAAATCGTACTCTTCCATCATCCCAAATAAAAGCAGGTCCGGTTAATCGATGATGAATACCGCCATTTAAACACCAAAATTTAAATCCTGATTCTAAATTTTCAAAAGCGGGTGTTCGTTCATTAGGTGAAGAAATTTCTAACAAAGGAATTACACTATTATCTTCAGTTAGAAATTTTTCACCATCAATATAATAAATAATCATTTTTATTCCTTGAATTTGTTAGTTACTGGAAAACGTCTATCTAAGCCAAATTGCAAACCAGTAATTTTTGGTCCAACTGATTTACAAAATTGTCGTTTGTATTCATTATTCATTACTTTTTTTGCAATATCACGATACAATTCAACCGTACATTTTTCAGCAATTTCAACAGGAACATTTTTTAAACACTCTTTTTGATTTAATTCAAAAAAACTAGCAGAAATGTTTTGATTGATAATTAAATCAAGTAACTGATCTAATACTGGATATTCAGGAAGTGATTGGTTGTCTTGTTGATCTTCACGTAATTCAGCACTAGGCGGTTTAACAATGATATTTGTTGGTATTGCATTATTTTTATGTTGATTAATCCAATGGCATAATTCAAAAACTTTTGTTTTAGGAATGTTAGATAAAACATTAATACCATTCGCACTATCACCAAAAATTGTACAGTACCCAACTGATAATTCACTTTTATTGCCGGTTCCTAAAACCACATGACCAAATTGATTGCTTAATGCCATAAGCACAATCATTCTTGCACGACTTTGAACATTTTCATCTGCTACACCAGTTAAAGAAACAATTGGAGAAATTTGACCACGAATTGCATTAACAATAGGTTCAATTTCAACAGTTGATAAATTAATTTTTAAATTTTTTGCTAATTGTTCGGCATCGCTTAAACTATGACTGCTGCTAAATTTACTTGGTAATCGAACAGCAAAAACATTTTCTGTTCCTAAAGCTTCGGCTGCAATAACTGCAACCAATGCACTATCAACGCCGCCACTTAATCCTAAAACAGCAGTTTTGAAATTTTGTTTTTTAAAATAATCACGCAAGTTTACAACCATTGCATTATACATTTGCCAATTTTCATTGTATTCAGGTAAAATAAAACCTGTAAATTTTTTAATCATATCAAAATTAACATAACGAATTGGATTTGGGTTACAATCAAAAATTTCAAATGGGCGTTCATGCATCGTGTCAAAACTTCCACCATCAAAAACAAGATCATCTTGTGCAGATGTTCCAATATTAACATAAAATGCATGTTTAATATTTTTTGCAAATTTCAAATGAGTTTCAACGATTTGCATACGAATTTGTTGTTTATTAATTTCAAAAGGACTGCCATTAATTGCAATTAACAATTCGGCACCTAAATTATCAAGATGAGTTACAACATTGTCTTTCCAAATATCTTCACAAATTGCAAAACCAATTTTTACATTATCAATTAAAATTGGGTGAATTTTTTTAATATTTCCTGGAACAAAATTGCGTTTTTCATCAAACACGCCATAATTGGGTAGATGAATTTTATTTTGTTCATAAACGACTTTGCCGTTTTTAACAACTTTTAACGTGTTGTAAATGTTACGTTTTTCAAAATTTTCAACTGTAACTGTGCCATAAACGATAAAAGCAGAAATTGTTTTAGAAAATTCTAAAATACGATTTTCTTCTAAGGTTGCTTTTTCAATAAAACCTTTACGTTCAATTAAATCTCCTAAAGGATAGCCAACTGTTGAACATTCAGGAAACACAATAATTTGTGTATTACTATCTACGTCTTTCATTCGTTCAATCATTTTTGAAATATTATTTTCAATATCTCCAACAGTAGGGTTGAATTCAATTCCAGCTACTAACATTTTATTCTCCTAAAAATTTATTAATTGACATTTTGAATATATTTGCATAAATACCTTCTTTTGTCAAAGAGGAAATTATGAAAAATATTTTATTAATTTTAATGGTTGTGTGTTTTGCATCAACGGCCAATGCTCAAATTTCCCACTGGAAAAACAAAGTTGAATTTGAAGAAAATTTAATTTCTGCCAGTTCAAACGTAAAAGATTTTAAATGTTTATCGGTTGCATTATATATAGAATGTCGTGCATGTTCAGGAAAAGAAATTCATACATTAGCTCAAACATTTATCAACCGAAAATCCAATGAAAATTTTCCTGATTCAATTTGTAAAATTTTAGATCAAAAAGATCGTTTTAAAAATAAATTGGTTAAACAATTTCCTTGGGTTTATAACAAACGAATTTTAACCAAATTTTCTATTAAAGAGGAAAATAATTGGGAAACTGTTCAAAAATACGCTTATATGGTTTTAGAAAGCACAGATTCTATCGACATTTCAAATGGTGGAATTTATTTTACGCTTCCTCATGAAGTTCAAAGTTGGACTAAAAAATTAGAAATGGTTGTAAAATTGCCTTACCATAATGTTTACAAAAACAGAGAATAGAAAATTTTCCATATTTATCTTGCCAAAAAGCACTTTTAGGAATAGCTTGTGTTTGTCGCTGAAAACAAATCGGCAAAATTCAAAAAATCAAGTTAAAAAGGATTGAAATTTAAAAATGCTAAAAACTAATCGTAAACATCAAAAGGATGATAACAATCAATTAACAGTTTTTAAGTGGGCTAAACCGGGTTTCGGTTTTAAAAGTTAATAAAATCTTTACACAATTTACAGGAGAAAGTATTTAATATGGCTAAAAAAACATCAATGAGCGCTACATCACTAACACAAGTTAAACCAAGTCAACTTGTAAAATTTTTACAAAATCAGCGCCGTTCAAAAACTACAGTTATGATTTGGGGTGCCCCAGGCATTGGTAAAAGTTCACTTGTACGTGATTATGCTGATTCAATTTATGGTATTCGTAACGGCAAACAAGTACAATATCGATTAGTTGATATTCGCCTTGCACAAATGGAACCTACCGATCTTCGTGGTATTCCAATTCCAGTTACCATTAGTGATCCTGATCTTGCTAAAATGGCTGGTGTTAAAGAAGGCACTACTGTTATGGTTAAATGGGCTTCACCTGAAATGTGGCCTACTGAAAACGACGCACCAACAGTTATTTTCTTGGATGAAATGAATTCTGCACAGCAAACAATTCAAGCTGCTGCTTATCAAATTCTTCTTGATCGTGGGATTGGTGAACTTCGTTTCCCTGAAGATACTATCATCGTCGCTGCTGGTAATCGTGAAACTGACCGTGGCGTAACATTCTCTCTTCCAACTCCGGTTCGTAATCGTGTTGCTCACGTTGAATTAATTTTTGACTTTGAAGAATGGCGTACAATTGCAACTAATAAGAATTATCATGCTCTTGTAATTGGTTATCTTTCAAAGTTTACCGATGCAACCGATGAGTTTGACCCTACTTCTTCAGAAAACGCATTTGCTACGCCCCGTACATGGCAATTCGTTTCTGATTCATTAAATGCAAATCCTGATTTGCTTGATGATCCAATTAGTTTAGGAATTGACGTTGCTTCAAAAGTTGGCACTAAACACGCTATTCCTTTCGTTGCACACGTAAAAGATGCAAATCGAATTCCTGCACCAGAAGATATTTTCACTGGTAAAATTAAGAAAATTGGTGAAAAACTCGACGTGGGCATTCAATGGACTCTTGTTACCATGCTTATTCAAGCATTGCGTAAAATTCCTGATAATGAAAAAATTGATGCAAAAACAAAAAACAAATACGGGGAAAATTTCCTACAATTTGTTACAGTTAATTTCTCTAAAGAATACAACATTTTAGTTGCACGTACTGCAATGAAAGACAAAATTATTGCAGACGGCTTTGTTTGGCGTGATATGCAAATCATGACTGATTGGGCGAATGAATACGGTCCTTACATTCGTGGTTAAAAATTAGGAGAGATTTAATCTCTCCTAATTTATTCATAGGAGTTTTTAATGGAAGAAATGTTATTAAAAATTAAAACATCGATTATTTTATTTAAAAATCCAGAATATAGATTTTTTGTTTCTAATTTAAAAAATGTTGGTAATTCTATGGTTGATAATTTTAAAATTGAAAATAATATTTTGTTTTATAATCAAAATATTAAACAAAAATCATTTTCTGAATTAATCGATTTATTATTAGAAGAAATTAAAATTAAATTTGTTGAACCAGATTTAACTTTAAAAGATAGTATCTCAGCAATTGATGTATTTTCTGGTAATATTAAAAATTTTAATTCAAAAAATCCTTTAGGATTAATTTCATTTCTTCTTAAAGAATTTGAAACAATTATTCAAAATAATGAAATTGACAAACAAGTGAAACAAGAATATGCTAATAATTATTTAGAATTTATTATGAATAATTTTTCTTATGAACATAATATATTAAATTCGCGTTTAATAATGTCAAATAAAACATTATGTTATGGCGTTGATTATAGGGATTTAACTTCTATGAAAAAACTTGCAGAAAAAGTTGGAAAATATTTACGTAATTAAATTTAAAAAAGAAAAGAGGTAATTTATATGGCAAATGATCCAGTTGAAGTTATGATTATGAAAGCTAAAAGCTTTATCATGATGCATAACCCTTTTATGGCCCCACTTATTGCTAGTTTAATTTCTGTTGATGCTTCTACTTGGCTTCAAACGATGGCAACCGATGGTTTAAGATTATATTACAATCGAGACTTTGTTTTAAAACGTCCAATTGGCGAATTGATCTTTATTTGTGCTCATGAAGTTTTACATTGTGCATATGATCACATTGGGCGCGGGTATGGTAGTTATGATCGTAATATTATGAATATGGCGATGGATTATCGTATCAATTACGATATTGTTGCATGGAATGAAAAACTCAGTAAAGACAAAGTATTAGGAGTTTGTCCTAAAGATGCACTTTACGATAAAAAATACGATGAAGATTGGGTTTCTGAAGCAATTTATCATGACCTTATGAAAAATTCAGTTTCATTTAAAGTTGGTTTTGATGAACACCTTGATTTAGAAGGTGGTGAAGGTGAAGATGAAAACGATGGTGATGGTAAAGAAGGCGCAACCGTTACAGTTTTGGGGAAAAATGGTCCACCAAAATTAAGTGCAGAAGAAATTGAAAAAATGCGACAAGAAGTTCGTAATCGTGTTATTTCTGCTGCTGTTGCCGCTGGTGCAGGCAATGTTCCTGCTGGTATCCAACGAGCATTAGGTGAATTACTTGATCCTAAATTAGATTGGCGTAGCTTACTTGAATGCTTTGTAAAATCAATGCTAAAAAGCGACTATACATTTACACGCCCAAATCGCCGTAGTTGGAGTATGCCCGGTGGTATTATTTTACCAGGACAAAAAAACGATACTACAGTAAAAGTGCATTGTTGCATTGATACATCTGGTTCTATGACTGATGAAATGCTTCGTGAATTTTTATCAGAAGTAAAAGGCATTATGACGCAGTTTAAAGATTTTGAACTTTATCTTTGGACTTTCGACACTCGTGTTTATAACTTCCAAAAATTCACTATGGCAAATGCTAATGATATTGATTCATATGTTCCTGGTGGCGGCGGTGGTACAAGTTTTGAAGTTAATTTTGATTTTATGAAAGAAAATCAAATTGTTCCTGATCGATTTGTAATGTTTACTGATGGTTATCCAAATGATAGCTGGGGTGATCCAAATTATTGCGATAGCTTGTTTATTGTTTATGGACAAGGGGCACCAAAATCACCATATGGACAAACTGTTCCTTATGAACGTTTAGGGAAATAAAATGGGGAGAAATCCCCATTTTTTATTGATATGAGTTACGTTTATTACATTGATGGTAAAAAACATCTAAGTGAAAATAGAAATGAAAAAAATTCCTTGGCTTAGAATTTCTTCACCAGATGACAATACGCCAGCATTAGAAGACTTATCTGATGGATATAAGTTTTGGTGTTTAAAAGGATATGTTTGGCATCGCTTAACTGGTCCTGCTGAAATTTATCCAAACGGAAATTTATTATATGGTTTGAATGGAAGAATATTTAGAAACATAAAAGGGTGGATTAAAAAATCATCCAAATCCAGAACTTTATTTTGATGCAATTGATTTGAATGAAACCGATAGAGTTCTTTGGTATTTGAAAAATTAGTTTTAAAGCGATTTAAAGCCTATTAAGTTAATTAAGCACCCAACTACCTAACTCAATCCAACCCCCTCTGTAATGTGCCTCTAATCGCATTTAAACAGCTATTTGAAAGAAAACTAAATGACACATGTTTATTATATTGATGGAAAGAAATTTACAACAAATAATTATGGTGATATTCCTCGGTATGAAATTTCATCACCAAATGAAGAAACACCAGCTTATGAAGACACAATTGCTGGTTATAAAGAATGGCACGAAAAAGATTGGATTATTCATAGATTAACCGGACCTGCGAGAATTTGGCCTGATGGAAAAGAAGATTTTTATTTAAATGATAAAAGATATGAAAATGTAAAAGAATGGTTAAAGGATCATCCAAATCCCGATTTGTATTTTGATGCCTTGGGTATGAATGAAACTGATAAGGTTCTTTGGTATTTGAAAAATTAAAAAGAGGGAAAGTTAACTTTCCCTCTTTTCTTTTAGATAATAAATTTATTTGGATTTGTTATAATCCCACTAAATTGTTCCAAGTAAGGTTGTGATAATTCAGCATCAGCTAAAATAGGTCCAAAAAGAATATTGGAATACCCAATTGGAACTAATGGTTTTTTTTCTTTAGTAATTATAACAGGCATAAATCCCATTTGAGTTTCAGTAACCGCTAACATTTGTGGATTTTCCATTACTAATTTTTGATTTTCCACATAGTCGTGACATTTACCAATAATCATTTGCCCATTGCTCATAACTACTTGAATAATTTTATCTTTTAAATTTGATTGTAACATTGTTTTTTCCTCTATTTTTTATAGAATAGATAAAAGTTTAATAAAATTCAATATTAAAAAGATATTTTTTTATTTCTTAAAAAATGATTATAATATTCATTTATATCATGATTTTTTTGATTATCATTATAATTTAATAACCATTTGATTATATTAGGTTTTTTTAATTTTTCATTTTGTAAATTAAAAATATCTGTTTTAAAAAACGGTAATATTGTTTTACAATCATCTTCATGTGAAAAATATTCTACAAAATCTTTTTTAATAATAGGCATACTTCCGTATGCTCTAATTTTCACATTAAAACCAATAGAGTTTAATCTTTCAGCTAATAAGATAGCTAAAATAATACTATTGCCCCAACAAACAATAGTAAATTCTTTATAAGATAATTTTGTTAACTCATTAAAGATTTTATTTATTTCTTTATCTTTGTTTGTGTTTTTTGGTAATTTTAAAAAATGTTTTTTAACAATTGAAATTATATTATCTTTATTTGTGAAATTTTCACTTATAGCCAAAACCGAATCAGCTTGGGTAAACATTGATATTTTTAAGTTATCATAAATGTGAAAAGGTATTACACGAATTTCTTGTTCATAAAACAAGTTCGTATAATACCCAAATGGTAAACTTAAAGAGTGTAAAAATAATAAATCGTTCACATGACTATTTAAAAACTATAGGAATAATTCCACTTTTCCCAAATTTGTTCGTATTTTGGATAAGCATAAACGCAGCGTAAAGTCCAATCTTGATTAAGATTGTCAATTTCTTTTGATTTATTATCCATTTGTTTCATACAATGATCAGAAGAAATTTCAACTGAAACAATTTCATGTGAAAGATTCTTATTGCTAAGTGCATTGCCAGGAACAGTGGCAAAACTTGCAAGAAGAAACCAAACGCCAATTTCCATAATTTTTCTCCTTTTGTTAGATTATTAAAATAATAGATTTTGCATTTTTGTCAATGTTTTTGTTAAGATAAATTTATGAGATACATTTATTACATTGATGGTGAAAAATTTACAACCGATAGAGAAGATATTCCTTGGGAAGATATATATTCACCTAATGATAATACATCCGCTTTTGAAAATTTATTAACTGGTCATAAAATTTGGTGTAAAAGAGGATTTATTCGTCATTGTTTAATCGGACCAGCAACAATTTGGCCTGATGGATCAGAATATTTTTTTATAAATGGTGAACCATATGAAAATATTCATGATTGGTTAAAAGATCACCCAAATCCAACATTATATTTTCATAAAATTGGAGTTTTTACAGAAACCGATAAAGTTCTTTGGTACTTACAAAATTAAAAAGAGGAAATTAAAAAATGTTTTATTATAAAATTACAACAGAAGAAAATGGTTTAAGTGTTATAGCCGATGCTATTGAATTTTATGAAAAGGAAATTCAAGACGCTAAAACAACATTAAATTTAAAAAATAAAAATTTAAAAGATGTTTCACGAGATTTAGGAAGTTGGACAGAATATTATTATGGACAATTCCAAGATTTAGAAATGATAATTAAATGGTTAGAACTTCAACTTGAACGCGCAAGAAGCAATCATTATAGAAATTATACTAATTTGAAAAATCGTGCTTATACCGACCGTCAAATTGAAAAATTAATTGATGGTGAACAAGATGTTTATGATTTTAATTTATTAGTTAATCAAGTTGCATTGACAAGAAATAAATTGTCTGGTATAATGAAAGCGTTAGAAGCGATGAATTATCAACTTAGTAACATAACAAAACTTATAACCGCTGGTATGGAAGATGCGAGGCTTTAATGCAAAATTTTAATTCAATGACTGATTTAGCCATTTTAGTTAATTACATTATTACAAATGGTATTTATTGGGATAAAACGAATTTTGATGAAAACCAAATTTTAAAAAACTTTAATTCTTTAGGAACTTGGGATAGTAATTTTCTTAAAGATCGGTTAAAAAATTTTCATCAATCAACGATGTTAACCGATAAACAAATCGCTAATTTAACTAGAATTTTAAATAATCTTTTAAATGATCAATCTTGTTTTCAATCAATTCTTAATAAAAATGAATGGGAAAATCCTGTTTATGAAAGTAAACCAATTGAATTAAAGGCAAGATTTGAAAATAATTCTATTATTTTTCAATGTAAACCTTATCAAGCAAAAACAATTGCTGAACAAGTTTTAGTTTATCAATTACAAGATAATCTTTTTATGATGCCTTTAAATTCAAGAAATGTTGAATTAGTTGATAAAATTTTTATGAATAGCTTTGAGTTTGAAGTTTCTCAAGAATTAATTGATTATGTAGAAAACATTCCTAATCCAAATGAAATAAGATTTTACATTAAAAACGATAATTTATTTGGATATGAAACTGATTTAAGGTTAAATCATGGATGGTTTGAAAATGCTAATATTTATTTAAGAACTAATTTTTTAAGAAATGAAATTAAAAAATATGATATAGTTACAAACATAAATGATTTTTCAGATTATTTTATTGATCCTTTTGAAAAAGCAAAAAATCGTTTTGATAAAATGAAATATATTATCATTAATTATGATGATTCACATTCGAGAAAATTGGTTGATTTTATTGAAAATTTAAATGAAAATGAATACATTTGTTATGATGATGAAATTTACAATGCACTAAAACCAAATTTAATTAATATGATTGAATGGAATAAGAAAAGTGATCGTTGGAATTTTGCAGATTATCATAAGCGTTCTTTTATAACCAAAGGTTATTATGATAATTCATTTAGAATGCTTCATGGGATTATTGGTAAATTAACAACCAGTACAATTGTTTTACGCCCATTTAATAATTTTACTGAAACTCAGCGATTTGCACAATGTTCAATATAAAAGGGGAAAATTAATTTTCCCCTTTTCTTTTAGTTCCAAAGTTTAAGCATTTCTTTCTTGAAAGCTTCGTCTTGATTTGGATGGTATTTTAGCCATTCATCAACATTTTCATATGGTTGATCATTTAACCAAAATTCTTTCCCATCTGACCAAATAATGGCAGGTCCAGTTAATCGATGCCAAATATTTCCTTTTTCACACCATCGTTTATAACCAGTTTCTAAATTTTCAAATGCTGGCGTATTTTCATCGAGTGATGAAATATCATGTCTAGGAATATTATTAAAATCATCGGTTAAAAATTCTTTTCCATCAATATAAAATTTATACATGTTATTTCTCCTTGTTAAAAACAATCAAGAATAAAATGAAATAATAAAAAAGTCAAACAATTAAAATTTAAATTTTGTATTTTTATTCATTAACTGTTATTTTTAAAAAATAAGAGGTAACAAATGAATAAAACAACTTTAATAATAAAAGATCAAGTAAACATAAGATTTACCGATTTAGACCCTGCAACAAGAAGACAATTAAACGCAGCAGTAAAATATTTTATTCCATCAGCTAAACATGCTATGAGTTATAAACTTGGTCATTGGGATGGAGCTACTAGCTATTGTGATATTGCAGGCAATAGCTTTCTTAATTTACTTCCTAAATTACTTCCAATTGTAGAACAAAACAAGTACGAAGTTATTTTAGATGATCGCCGTAGAACAATTCCAGAACTAACAAAAAGAGTGGATGAAAATTATCTTTCTCATTTAACTTGGCCTATTGGTCATCCAGCAGAAAATCAACCTATTATTTTACGTTCTCATCAAGTAGAAATTATCAATGGTATGCTTTCAACTCCACAAGGTATTTTTCTTGCTGCAACAGGGGCAGGAAAAACATTATGTTTAGCAACTTTATGTTCAATAGTTGAAACTTATGGAAAAACATTAACCATCGTTCCTAACAGAGATTTGGTTACACAAACTGAAGAAGATTTTAAACTTCTTGGTTTAGATGTTGGCGTTTATTATGGCGGAAGAAAAGAAGTAGGTCATCAACATACTGTTGCAACTTGGCAAAGCTTTAGTAAATTAAGCAAAAAGAAAAAAGACATTGATTTTCCAATTGAAACTTATGCTGAAGAATTAGCAGCAGTAATTGTTGATGAAACACATCTTGGTAAGTCAAATGAAATCAAAACTTTATTAACTGATTATTTAAGTGATGTTCCTTTACGTTGGGGATTAACAGGTACATTACCAAAAGAAGAAATAGATCAAGTTTCTTTATTATGCAGTATTGGTGATGTTATCGGGCAAGTAACAGCCAAACAATTACAAGATACAAAAGTATTAAGCACTTGTGAAATAAAAATTATTGAAACAAAAGAAAATAATAAATTTACTGATTATCATGAAGAATATAAATTTGCTACAACTGATAAAGCAAGATTAAATAAAGTATCAAAAATTATTAATGATGAAATTATTAATAATGGAAATACATTGATATTAGTTAATAATATTGAAACTGGTAAACAATTAGAACAATTAATACCAGGAAGTAAATTTATATCAGGTGGAACTAAAAACAAAGATCGTATGGCAGAATATTTGAGTTTTAAAACTGAAAATGAAAAACCTTTGATTGCAACATTTGGTATTGCTGCGGTTGGTTTAAATATTGCCAGACTTTTTAATGTGGTTTTATTTGAACCTGGAAAATCATATGTAAAAGTAATTCAAAGTATTGGTCGTGGGTTAAGAATGGCAAAAGATAAAACCCATGTTAGGATATTTGATATATGTTCTAATATGAAATATTCTAAACGTCATACTGAACAAAGAATTGCCTATTATAAAGAAGCTGAATATCCATTTGAGAGAACAAAACATGATTAAATTATTAGATAATACTGGCGCTCATATTGACATGAGCAATATAAATGTAAAAGTAGAAAATTTTTATTGTATTTTAGATTGGAGTAATCAAAACGATGTTGATTTTAAATTCAATTTATTAGACATGTTAGTACAAGAATCTTGGCCGGTTGGAGTATTAAAAATAGGCGATGCTGTAATTCAGTTGCCGTTAAATTGGAAAATAGCAGTAGCAGACAGAAACTGTGAATATATTGAAATGATTGAAATTACTGAATTAAGAAAACGTCCATTTTGTGCTTTTGGTTTTGATCCTTTACGCGGTTTCTATCCTGAATTTTTACCGATTGAATTAATTGATCGTTATCCAAATATGGATATATTATGGCCTTTATTAAAAAATGGTCATTTATTAAGTTACCCAATTAAGAAAAATTGTTGTATTTTTATTTGTCCACCAGAAGTAAAAATTCCAGATATGCTTGATATAGGAAAAATATTTCAATGAAAACATTAAAAATTTGTAATGCCGGATTAAAAAATCAAATGGTATTTGAAGTAAAAAATTTCATTTATTATAGAAATAATAAAGAATATGTTTTAGATCGTCAAATTGAACAAGGACGATTAAGATTTATAAAAGATGGCGAAATTGATTTTGAAATATCATTAAGTAAAATATTCCACATTATTTTTTCTGAACAACGATATATTGATAGTACAACGGTAAATGAATATTTTAGAAAAGAAAATACTAAATTTACAATAAATCAATTTATGTGTAATCGTATTCATAAAAATTTATTCAATAAATTTTATGAAAATTTTAATGGTGAAAATTCTATTGAACTTGATATAAGTGATGATTTATTTTTATCTCATAGTTATGGATTAACACATGTAAATTTATTACGTAAAAATAAAGTTAAAAAAGAAAAACCAAAAATTGTTCATTTAGATAAAATTGGTACTGAAATAGAAATTGACGATTTAGTTATTGGATGTAGAGATAATAATCTTCATATTACTACTGTTAAAAAATTATGTCCTTTAATGTTATTATTAAGCAATAATGTTTATGTTTATAAAAAAGAAACAGTTGTTATAAAAAAGCATGATCCTAGTTATGAGCAATTTAACGCATTAAGTATTTTAATTGAATTAAGAAAATAACTCTTGACATAACTTAGAAAATTTTCTATATTAGTTTCATCAACGAGACAGAATAAAGGATATATAATTATGGAAAATAAAAAAATTTATGTTGTTTATACTGACTGGAATGGAAGTATGACCTCTGATCATCGCGCGGTTGAAATTAATAAAGCTTTTACTAATATTGAAAAAGCAAACGAGTATATTATCGATCAATTAGTTAATTATGAAATTATTCCTCGAAAATATATTTTTATTGAAGAAATTGAATTGGAATAGTTTTAAACTTAAATTAAAAGCGGGAAATTTCCCGCTTTTTTCATATAAAATAAATTCTTGACAAAATCATCAATTAATGGCAAATTTGAAAACTAACAAGGAGATTTTTAATGTCATTAACTGTTTTTTTAGATTCCGATGGTGTTTTGGCTGATTTTGATCGCAGGGCGCGCGAATTGCTTAATTGTGATCATCGTCGGTTGCCTGATGAAGAAATGTGGCGTCGTTTAAATGAATTTGAAGATTTTTGGCATACTATCCCCAAGCGGTATGATGCTGATGAATTAGTTGCAGGCGTAAGGGAATTGGGTTATGAACCTGTAATCATTACAGGTTGCCCTAAATCAAATTATGAAGTTGCTGATAAGGGCAAACGTGATTTCTTTAATCAGCATTGGCCTGAATTTACGGTTCACACTTGTTTGTCAAGAAATAAAGCATCATTTATGAGAAATCCTGGTGATATTCTCATTGATGATTTTAAAAGCAATTGCAAGCGGTGGGCAGCGGCAAATGGTGTGCCAATTTGGCATAAAAATACCAAACAAACTTTAACTGAACTTAAAAACATTTTAGGAGTATAATATGAGTAATGTAGTTTTTGATCCACACGCAAGAGAACAAAAAGAAGCAACTTTTGAACGAGTTATTGAAAATGTTAATCCATTTGAAAATGATAGCATTTGGACACAAAAGTTAGCTTTAAATTGGAGCGTGTTAGCGGTTTATGATTGTAGTAAATTGGAAAATATGTTTGGCGTATTTCCTGAAACTGCAAAAATTGCTGATTATTTTAAACAACAAAACATCGATGTTTATGTTGAAAATCTTCCTTGGATTAATCGTTATGGTAAAAACGGCATGAAAATGAACAAACTTAAACCAGCCGATCATGTAATTAGAGTTTATGCTAATTCAAAAGAAGTTTTAGAAAATTCACCTTTTGAATGGGTTCAATTTCAAATTAAGGATGAAAAATATTCTTAATGTTTATTTATTATGTTGATGGAAATAAATTTACAACCGATAATAAAGATGGAATTAATTTTTATGATATTTCATCCCCCAATGATGATATTCCTGCTTTTGAAGATTTATCTGATGGATATAAATCTTGGTTTGAAAAAAAAGTAATTTGGCATCGATTAACTGGGCCAGCTAGAATTTGGTTTGATGGGACAGAAGAATTTTATTTAAATGGAATTGGTTATCCTTCTATAAAAGAATGGATTAATGATCATCCAAATCCCGATTTATACTTCGATGCAATTGGAATAAAAACAGAAACTGAACGAGTTTTGTGGTTTTTACAAAATTAAAAAGGAATAAATTATGAAAAAAGGTGCCGGTATTGTTTTTATGGTTTTGTTTATTCAACTTATTTTGTTAAATGTAATAAAGAAGAGATTTTAAATCAATTTAAATTTACTAATGAAATCAAAGACTTACAATTTTTCGATATTAATAATTTACCAAAAAATTGCTTATTTAATAATAAATTTATTGAAAATTTAAAATCACACATTCATTGATAATTGTTCTCGATTAAATTCTATTGTATAATTATCAATAACGTTTTCTGGAACATAGGTTAAAGTCATTTCTATTCTTACACCATATTCATAATTTACAACATTAATATAATCCAATCTAACCCGACCTTTTTGTTCATCTACGATTCGCATTGCTTCCGCAACAATTGCATCTTTTGTACTTTGCACAAATGGTTCGGCTAAATAATTCCAAATTCTACAACCCCAATCAGGGCGCATAACACGTTCACCTATTCTTGTGTTAAAATGATTCATTAAACTCCTTTTAACTAAAGGAATATCAACCAATTCAAAATTTTTATCTCTAGGATCGTTGGGCGCTTCCCAACCACGAAAATAAACCATAAAAATATTTAAAGGATATTTAATGACTTATATTTATTATATTGATGGTGAAAAATTTACAACCGATACTAAAAATGAAATTCCTCGTAATGAAATTTCATCTCCTGATGAAATTACACCTGCACTTGAAAATTTATCAACAGGAGTTAAAATTTGGTGTAAAAAAGGATTTATTTGGCATCGTTTAACTGGACCAGGGATTATTCTCTCAGATGGTAAAAAAGAGTTTTATTTAAATGATAAATGTTATTTTAGAAATGTAAAAGATTGGTTAGCAGATCACCCAAATCAAGATAACGCCTTTCAAGTAGAAATGCTTTTAAAATATTCTTGACAATGAATATTGTTTCTCATATAATCTATTATCATTTTTAGATTGGGGGAGTAAAAAAATGTTTGATTTTCCGTTTAAATCTCGCGGTAAGTTAATTTATGATCCTAATCGTCAAAATATGAAAAATCGCGTTAAGCGATGGGCAGTTTTACAAGTTGATCAAGAAATTTCAAATTATTATCGTTGGTGGGTTAATCATCTTTATCATAAACATTTGCTTGTTCCTGCTTGGGGTGCCCACATTTCTGTAATTCGTGGTGAACGAGATTTTGTATCAAGCAATGTTGATATGGATACGTCGTTATGGAAAAAATACCATAATCAATGGTTTGAATTTGAATATTCCAATCAACCGTATTCTGTTAAAAATGGTAATTTTTGGGTTATTCGAGTTCGTTCCGATGATCTTATGGAAATTCGCAAAGAAATGGGATTGATTAATCGATTTGATGATCCTCTTCACATTACCATTGGTAAAGATCCACACAAAGACTTAAAGGAGTTTTAAATGAAAGTTTTATTTTTATTATTTTGTTTGTTTAGTTTTAGCGCAAAGGCTGCTGTAACTCCAAAACAACAAAATTTTTGTGATACTGGATTAGTTCATGTTTTATTAAATGATGATCCTCCCCAAGAATTTTATGTTGAATTAAGCAAAACCGAATATAAATATATTTGGTTTCATCAACTAAATACAGCATTAATGATTTATTGGGAAAATAATATCGATTTAAATCAAATTGAATTATTTTTACGCAAACAACCATTTATTTCATCAGTACAATGTTTGGATACAAAGGATTTTAAACAAAGAAGATAATGATCGAGTTAGATAAAAAACAAAGATTAGCATTAGAATTATTAAGAGCCATTAGACAAGATGGTGGCTCTGATAATTCTTATTCAAAATCTGATAAAGAAAAATTAAATGAAGAAAAAACAATTGAAAATAAAAATGATCCTAAAAGAAATAATAAGCGTCATTATCATCCTGAATTAAAAGCTAAAATTAATAATAAAGAATATGATGTATTGGATTTTAGTATAAGTGGTGCTAAAATTAAAATTAATCTTTGGGATTTTTCAAGTAAAAATGCTAATGAATTTTTTGCAGTATTTCAATTAAAAGATAAAACTACGTTTGTAAAATGTCGTGGTATGTGGATTGATCGACAAAATAAAGAAATGGGAATTAAATTCTTATCATTATCAGAATCATCTTGGTCATTTTTTAATGATATTTTATTTGATATGGTAAAATCACAACAAAAACCACAAACAAAAAAGAAATTTTGGGGGATATTTTAATGAGTGCAATTGTAATTACTGATAATGCTAAACAACATTTAATTGATTTAACAAAACAACATAATAAAAATAGTTTTATTCTTGGTTTAAGAGCAAAAGGTTGTTCTGGATTTCAATATAGTTTTGATTTTTATGATAATGAACAAAATGTAACTGAAATTGATTATAATGAATTTAAACTTTATGTTGAAAATGAAAGTTTAATTTATATCATTGGTACTGTTATAGATTTAGAAAAAACAATGTTTTCTTCAGGATTAACTTTTACTAATCCAAATGCATCAGGTGGCTGTGGGTGCGGAGAAAGTTTTAATTTAGATATGGAATAAAAAAGGAAGCTTTTAGCTTCCTTTTTTATTTCGATGTTTCGGTTTTCTTTACAATAATAACAGTTTTACGAACTGCTACTGATGTATCGCCTTTTGCATAAGCAACAGCTTGACGCATACCAGCAAGAATTTTATTAGGTTTAGACATTTTGTATTTTCCTTTCGTTTAATTGATATTGCAATTTAAAACATTTTTCTTTTTATGTCAACAACTTTTTTACATTATTTTTGTTAAAATCGGACGAATATTGGCTTTGCTATTATCATCTGACCAAACACTTTGATCATATTCACCATCTTGTTTACCATGATATAAAATAACATCAGTTTCTAAAATTTCAGAATTATTTAAATCAACTAAATCAACTTGGATATCAATTTGATTTGATAAATATGTCCATAATTTTCTGGCACCAAAATATTGATGTTTATCGCCTAAAATATTAAGTCCTAAATTATTAACAATCCATTTATACATCATGGCTGCTAACCCTCGGTTTCTAAATTCATTACCAACATACACGCCTCTTACTGAAAATAAACTATTATAGCCTAATTGATTACCAATAGAATTTCGATCTTCAAATGCAATCTGAAAAATAGTCCGAAAAACATTTTTTATTTCTGTACCAGATTTTGTTTCACGAGTTATTGTTGTTTCAAAACCGGCAATAAAAACATGATCGCTATGTAATCGCGCAATTATAAATTTATCTCCTTTATTCTCAATAACATCAACTTTTTTCCATAATGTATCAAAATAGTCTAATGAAATATCCATTTCAAAATTTTCACCAAAACCCGACCAATCGCCAGGAACAGCAATTGGTTGTTCTTTTAATTTTCTTTTTTCATAGGCTTCTAATAATTCATCTAATGTCATTTTATTTTCCTTAACTATAATCGTTAATTTTATAATAATAAATTATTTTTGTCAATAGAAATTATTCACCACTATTAAAAAGATCAATTAATGCATATCGATTTCCTTGAACACCAATTGCAGGCAAACAATCAGTTGTATTATTGGTAAAAGTCAAATTAGAATAAATTTTAGTTAAACTCATATTTTCACATACGATTCCAGTAACATTATTTCTTATAATATTGGTTCCAGTATCCAAAAATGTCACAGTTGATGTATCTTTACATAATACACACAATTGATTGTTTTCAAATAATGTTTCGTTTTCGCCCCCAATATAAATTATACTGGTACTTAAACCGATAACTTGTTCATTACCAACTGCACGAACGTTTTTAATTTCTAAATGTGATCCTCGCACACTTAATGCCTGATCTGAATCATAACATTCTAAATTTTTACTAATAAATCCAATATTAATTCCTTTATATCCTTGAGCACAACTATCAATAAATGTTTGATTAACATTTATAAAACTATTTCTTAAAAATCCAGCTTGCGCCATATTTGTTGCATAAAAATTTTGTGAATTAAATAAAGAATTAACTAATTTTAAACCTTCTTGAGTAAAAACATCTCGATAATCAGTTAAATTAAGTTGTGAATTTTTAGTCCAAACAGTTGTAGAATTACCGCTACCTCTAATATATGTTACGTTTATATTTGCATTGATAGCATTTACACCCAAATCATTTCCAGATAATATTAATGTATTACCTCGTAAATTTTCAATTATATCAATACCATTATTTGAATTTGATTCGATTAACGTATCGAACATTATATTTTTTACTTTGGAATAATTAATACCATAAAGACCAACATCGTTATTACAAATTATATCATTTCCTGAAAAAAGTTGTGTAACAGTTTGTTGAACAAATAAAATATTTTCTAAAACTAAAGTTTTTTCAATATTAAAACATAAATTAGTTTGTGAAATTATTTTATTAGATGGTTTTTTAAAACTTCCTGTAACATTTAATAATGAAGGAATAATTGTAGTTTTCCAACTACAACGAACAACAATTAAATTATTAATAGAATCTAATTGGATTATAGGCCATAATCCAATCAATACTTGAGAATTTTCTTGTCCAGAAACATTATTAATATAGATATAATCACCAATTGATAAACCAGTAGTCGTGCCTTGTAAAACAACATCATAGCTACCATAAGTTCCAGTAATTGTATTAACCGCAGTAAATGTTCCCGAAGTCCAAGGTAATCCACGTAAAATAATTTGAGAACTTTGTGGATGATTAATTTCAATTGTGTTTGTTATAGTTTGTTGACCAGTTATATCAATATAAATTTTTACATCAGGCGCTAATGTATAATTTTTAATATAATTTAAAGCATCTTGTATTGTTGCATATTTCAATGGTACATTTAAAATAGTATCTTCAAGTAAATAAAAACTATCGATAGCAATAACTCTACCATATTTATCAACAGTTAAATTTGGTTGAGAATAAAGACCTGGATTATTAATTACAGTTTCTAATCCAATTTCACCTTCTACGGTTATTACTCCACCAGTTAAACCATTAGTTGCTGTTATTTTTTTAACTGTGCCTTCAAAGCCACCAGTTGATGTATCAATCCAAACCAAATTGTTATATATTTTTAATTTTAAATTAGTAGTATCAAACCAAACATCGCCTTCAAATGGATTATTAGGTTGATTACCATAAAATACACCAACTGCTTTCCAATTAAAGCCATTCCATTGACGCAAATTATTATTTGTTGTATCATACCATAATTGGCCCGATACAGGTTTTGAAGGCGGTAAATCACCAGCAAAATTTTCCATTAAATACATAAAATTTTCCATAACCGCTTGGCCCCAATTGGGTTCTTCTGGACCGATAAAAGTTATATTAGTTGAAAAATTATCTCTTGTTTCAGCATTTAATCGCAATGGAAAACGATTTTGCGGATCAGGTAAATTTGAAAAACGATTGATTAAAAACATATTTTGCACCTCTTATCTTATTTAAAAATTTAATTGTTGATATTAAATAATATTCCAGGTAACATCTAATTTGTTGTTATTGGAAAGGAATTAAGAATGGAAAATGTACTTTTTGTAAATTTGCTGGTTGAATATATTGCTTTTCTTGATAAGAAAGCAGTTAAAATTGCCGTTATCGATCTTCCAGATGAAGTTAAAAATGATTTTCAAATAAAACTTCGTCAATTTAATATTGATGGTAAGCTTTATCGTATTGAAAATGAAAGCATTCCAAATTCATTATCTAATCGAGTAAAAGAAAATAATCTTGATCTTGAAGTTGGAAAAGTTATTTGTACTTGGTAACTATTTCTTGATCGAGTAAAAGAGGAAATGTTAATGGTGGAAGATTTTCAATTTTTTCTTCCACCATATAACTTAAAGTTATATGAGGATTGTATTTCTCATAATTTGTTTGAATTCCCAACAATTTCAACATATTAAATCGATTATTCAAATAATTGCTTTTTATTATAGCAACTAAAATAAGATTATCTTTACTATCTTTCCAATATTCCCAACGATCAAAAATTAAATCATTAATTGGTTTTTGAATTGAAAAATTTACATCAACGGTACTATCACAAATTGTACAATGAAAAAATTCAGTAAAATTTTTTATATTATTATCCAAACAAAATTTTTCTAAGCTTTTGTTTGTTTCTTCTTTAAAATCAACATAAAAATAAAATCCAGACATTAAATATTTAAAACAAGTGGGTGAAAAAATGTTTACTGGAATTACTGGATATTTAACTGTAGGTGTAGTTTTATTATTTTTAATGGTTGGTTTGGGTGCTTGGTATTATAAAACAAGCTATGAAAGTTTATTAGCAAAAAATGCTGAAATTTCTCAACAATTAACAATAACAACAGAAACTTTAAAACAAACAAAAGAACAAATTGCGGAAATTGCCGAACAGCAAAAAATCCTTAATAACTCATTAGATGCAATTAGAAAAAAATCTATTACAGATAAAAGAACAATCAATCAATTAAATTTAAGTAAAGAAACAATTCCTGATAATAAAGAAGCTGAACAAAAAGCAAATGAAGAAATTTTAAAATCTTTACGATTAGGAGATGCTAAATGAAATTTTTAATTTTATTATTACCATTATTTTTAGTTGGTTGTGGATATTTTACTAAACCAGAAGTTTATGTAAATGATCCTATTCCTGTAGTTGCTCCTTTAGTTCAACCTTTAGAATTAAAAAAAATTACAGTTAATATCGCCAACTCAAGTGATTTTTTTGATAAACCCAACCAAAGATTAATTATCTTAACTGAAGATAATTTCAAAATTTATTTGGAAAACAATGTTGAGTTTTTTCGATATATTTCTGAACAAGAAAAAATAATCGAATTTTACGAAACTTTACAAAAAAGAAATTTACCAAAACCCGTTGACAAATAACAAAAAATTTATTATCCTTAAAGTCTAAAAAATATTTTAAGGAGATATAAATGAGTTTTGTTTTTTACATTGAGGGTAATGAATTTACAACTCAAAATTTTTGGAAAGTTCCTATTAATCAAGTTTCTTCACCAAATGATGAAACGCCAGCAATCGAAAATTTACGTACAGGGCACAAGTTTTGGTGCGAAAAAGGATGGAAATTTCATCGATTAACAGGTCCAGCCGTAATTACGGGTGATGGATATAAAAAATTTTGTTTAAATGGAGAATATTACGAAAATGTAAGAGATTGGCTAAAAGAACATCCAAATCAAGATGAAACATTTCAAAAAGAAATGTTAGAAAAATACACTTAAACAAAAGAGGAAGAATTAGTTCTTCCTCTTTTTCTCTATTGACAATTAACTAAAATAGTTTATATTAATTGTAAAGGAGATTTAATATGAAAAAATATATTTTTCTATTTTTGTTAATTAGTTTTTCAGCAAAAGCAAACAATCTTTGCTTTCAAATGGAACATCAAATTAAAGAAGATATGAATTATGTTATTGGTCAAGCTTGGTTAAGGAATCCTGATGATTATATGTTTCATAATTCCATTAAAGTTCAGCTTGACAATTTAACATATATCACGTTAAATCGTATGCATGAAAAGGCGCGAACACAAAAAGATTGTTCGCAAGAATATTATCAAATTCAAAAAATTTTAAAAAACATGATGAATGTAATTCAAGGAGTTAATTAATGAATAAACTAGCGTATCAAAACCTTTATCAAACTGCTTTAATTTATGCTGAACAAAATAATCACGATTATATTACCGTTGATCAAATTGTTGCAGCAATGTTACTCGATAAAGATTTTTCTGAAATTTTAAAATTTGCAAGTGTTGATCTTGAACTTGCGTTAACAACAATTACAACTGTATGTAATCAAAGTTATGCGCGCATTGATAAACATCAAGACGATGTTGCAAGGATTCTTGAAAATGTTTTAAAAACTCGCGGTGGTTATAAACAAGGCTTTTTAGCTGATCAAAGCTTTGATCAAATTTGTAAAAAACTTGCACAACATAATCAAGATTATGAAACAAATTTTACAAAAGTAGATTTTATTCAATATATTATCGACACCTTTCCTACAACTTCATCAATTATTATTCTTGAAAAATGTGGCTTAAATAAAGAAAAATTAAAAGAATATAAACAGATTGCTAAAGAAGGCTATGTAAATCAATTTGGCGTTGATCTTACTAATTTAGCAAAAAACGGAAAAATTGATCAAATTATTGGACGTGATGAAGAAACATTAAAAATTCTTCTAGGACTTTTACGTAAACGCAAATCTAATGTTATTTTAACTGGCGATGCTGGTGTTGGTAAAACCGCAATTGCTGAAGGCTTGGCTTTAAAAATTGCAAATAACGAAGTTCCTGAAAATCTTCAAAATAAACGAGTGTTTAATCTTGATTTAAATTCTGTTATCGCTGGTACAAAGTATCGCGGCGAATTTGAAGAACGTATGAAAAAAATCATTGATGAATTATCCCAAGATGAAAATACAATTCTTTTTATTGATGAAATTCATCAACTTATGGGAATGAACAATGGTGAAAATTCAGCTATGAATGCTGCACAAATTTTAAAACCCGCATTAGCTCGTGGAACTTTAAAATTAATTGGCGCAACCGATACGGAGAATTATCGTAAAATTCTACAAAAAGATAAACCATTAATGCGCCGATTCCAAGAAATTGTTATTGATGAACCTTCTGCTGTTTATACAAAACAAATTCTCTATGGTTTAAAAGAAAGTTTTGAAAATTTTCATAATGTAAAATTCTCAAATTTGGCTTTAGATGCAGCAGTTGATTTATCTGGTCTTTATATTACAAATCGTAAATGGCCTGATAAAGCTATCGATTTAATCGATGCAGCGGGCGCTAGAGCATTGTTTCATAAAAAAGAATCAGTTGAAGAAAGTGATATTGAATTTGAATTAACTCAAATCACAAAAATTCGCCCACAAAAAGCTAAAAAAGAAGAATCAAGCATTTATGATTTAGCAAAAAATATTAAACAACGTATTTTTGAACAAGATCAAGCAATTGAAACATTAGTTGATAGTGTTGCTATTGCAAAATGCGGAATGCGCGATACAAATAAACCTTTAGGTCGTTATCTTTTTGTTGGCCCAAGTGGAACAGGCAAAACAGAAGTTTGTCGTGAATTAGCTAAAGAATTAAACATTCCCTTGCTCAAATATGATATGAGTGAATATATGGAAGGGCACTCAATTAGTAAATTAATTGGTTCACCTCCTGGTTATGTTGGATATTCTGATGGTTCAAGTGGTTCAGGAAAATTAATCAATGATATTGAAACCAATCCAAATGCCATTTTACTATTAGATGAATTTGAAAAAGCGCACCCAAGTATTTTTAATGCATTCTTGCAAGTTTTAGATGATGCTAAATTAACTTCAAGCGATGGTAAAACAGTAAAATTTAATAATGTTATTATCATTATGACAAGTAATGCTGGTGCTGCTAAATCTGAAAAAGCCTCAATTGGGTTTAATTCAAGTGAAAATAATTTACAATCAAATGTTATGGAAGCAGTTGAAAAAACCTTTTCTCCTGAGTTTCGTAATCGGTTAGATGAAGTTGTTGTTTTCAATCGTCTTAGTGAAGCGGCAATCAAACAAGTTGCTAAAAAGTTTCTTGATCGTCTTAATAACCAATTAAGTGAAAATTTAAATCAATTAACGTATTCTGAAGCGGTTGTTGATTTTCTTGCTAAAAAAGGTTATAACCCAAAAATGGGAGCACGCCCAATGGAACGTGCAATTACTGATTTTGTTAAAAAGCAAATTTCAAAAAAGATGTTTGAAAATCGTCATTTTGAAAATGTAAAAGTTTCATTAGACGTAATTGATGAAGAAATTAAAGTAGAGATTGCATAAGGCAATCTCTTTTTTGGAGTTATAACATGGATTTTAAATTAGCAAAAGTATTATATGAAAAAAACGAATTAACACAAGGCGTTATTATTAAAGCAAAATATACGGCAGTTGATATGGCAGGCAGGCATTCTTTTGAAACCATAGATGAATTTTTAGTAATTTATGCTTCTATTAAGGCAGAAATGTTAATTTTACATTGTAGTCATAAAAAATCAGGTATGCGAAGAAATTTAACACATGATTGTATTTTAGAAATTAATGGCATGACACCTGATAGAATTGCTGATAGTATTGATTTAACAATTGATGGAAATGCTAAAAAAATAGGCAATAAACGTGGAAGAAAAACAAATGAAGAGCGCGCAAGGTTAGCTAATTTATAATGTTAATTTATTATATTGATGGTGAAAAATTTTACACTGAAGATTTTGATGATATTCCTCTGCATGATATTTCTTCACCTGATGAACAAACACCCGCATTTCAAGACAGTTTAACAAGTGAAAAACTTTGGTGTGAAAAAAATTATCGTTGGCATCGATTAACTGGACCAACATTAATTCGTCCAGATGAAACTGTGGGATTTTGGTTAAACGATAAAAAATACCATAATGTCCGGGATTGGATTAAAGAACATCCAAATCCAGATTTATATTTCGATGCATTAGGTATGAATGAAACAGACAGAGTGTTATGGTTTTTACAAAATTAATTTTTATAAAAAAGCACTAGACAGAGTATAGAAAATTTTCTATACTCTGTCTCTAATGTTGATGAAGGGAAATTAAATGTCGAGAATTTTGGTTCGAGATGATCGTTGGATGGATTTCATTGAACGCAATCTTGTAGATCATGAAGCCATTGCAAATGCGCGTGTTGGCGCATGTATTGTTTTTAAAAACGAAATTGTTTCTTTTCAAACCAATCAACTTAAAACGCATCCGCTTCAAACTAAGTTTGGCCGTAATAAGGAAGCTATTTATCTTCATGCTGAAGTGGCAAGTATTGTTGCTGCCAGCAAGCGTATTATTCATCCGAATGATTGGAAGAAAAGCACGATTTATGTTTTGCGTTTGACGAAAAACGAAGATCGTGCTATTGCCAAGCCTTGTAGTGGTTGTACTCAAGCAATTGCTGCTTATGGAATTGGTCGTGTAGTTTATACTGGGTTTGATGGTGAGACTATTGTAGTTGATTAAAAATCAACTGGAACGGTTTCACTCATTATATCATTAATATATTGTGAAACAATTTGTTCTTCTGTTCCAACATAACCATTTAAACGAAGATATTCTATAAAATATTCATTCCAAATTAATTTTAATTGTAATCCATCTAAGCCTTTTTTATTATCAAAATTACTATCTAACATTTTCATAAATGGTTCTTGTTTTAAATTAGCCAATTCTAATTCATAAGTATCTTGATCAATATCTTCGTCTTCTAATTGCCAAAGTAATTGATATTCAAATAGTTTTTTATCGTTTTTAAGAAACAATTTTATTTTTTCACGATATTGTTCTTTTGTTAATAAATTTAATTGTAAATCAAATTTTAAAATTTCTAAAGTATTATCAATAATACCCATATCATTGTTTAAAATAAACAATTCTTTTTCTAATTCAATTCCAGAATAATAATATTCTGCTTCGGCAATTTTTCTAGTTTTGCCTTTTAATCCCCAACTTCCAGGTAATAACCAAAATGGTAATTTCATTTTTTATTCCTTATAACTTATAACTATCAATAATTTTTTGTGTATTTTCGATAATTTTATTAGATTTTTCTATTAGATTATTATATCTCTTAATACGGTTATACATTTCTTCTTTATATTCTAAAACATGACATTTTTCTTGTTCTAATCTATTTTTGAATAGTTCTAAATCTAACCATTTACCAAGATTTATATCAGAGAATAAAATATCATCATTATAGTTAATAACTATTTCTTTTTTACTCGTGGTTGACCAAGAAGAAACTTTTGGACCAGAACCGCCACCCTCATCGTTATCATACGAATCATAACTTGTATGTTGAAATTCAACAACAATGTTTTTATTAATTAGATCAATATTAAAAGAATATGGCACACCAAACGTTTCATCATATTCAAATTCATAACGATATGATTTTAATTCTTTATTTTTAAGAGAAATTAAATTATTAATCTTTATTTTATTTTCTTCCAATAATTTCTCTGATAGTTCTATTTCATTTAATAAATTAATTATTTCATTATTCATAATAATTCCTCACAAATTGTAACTTTTATATTTGAGTTGTTTAACATATGTTCTGCTGCATCAAAACTTTCTTGTAATGTTTTTCCTGTTGGTTTAGGTGGAACAACAATTTCTTTTATTTTGAATTTAATCATTACCTTTACACATTCCGAGCAAGGCCACCAATTAATATACATAATGCTATCTTTAACATCAATATTGTTAATAATTGCAGAAAAAATAGCATTTCTTTCCGCATGTTCCAAATAAAAATATTTATGTGGTTTTTCAAGATATTTTGGATTTTTATCTTTTATATCCGCCCAATCATTAAAACCAGTTGAAATTATTTCGTTGTTTTTTACAATTAATGCTGCCACTTTTCTTGTTGGATCAGGACTTTTTTCTGCTAAGTTTTTTAAAATTTGAAAATATTCTTTGTTCATTTTTAACCTCTTGATTAGAGTATAATCAAAAATGATAATTTAAACAAATAAAACTTGACGAAATTGCAAAAATATTTTATTATTAATTTTAAATAGATTAAATTAAAAAACAATACAAGGAACAATTATGATTTTTACAGCGGCATTGATGAATTTAATTTTATCTTTTATTTCAATTGTTTATATTAAGTTTAAAAACTTTGATGTAATTTATTATTCTAAATTATCAAAAGAACAACAGGTAATTTATCTACAAAATTATACTGATAATAGTTTGAAATTTCTTTCGCAAAATGAAATTGTTCAAATACAAACATATTCTCTTATGTTTATTGTTATGTTACTTTTATTACCTTATGCTTATTTTTTCGGGCTATAATTTCAATTTAAAAAATTGTTAATTTTATATAAATATTAGGTTATTAGAGGAGTTAAATAATGTCATCAAATAATTTTTCATTGGAAGGTGTAGCCAGTAAAGTTCGCTTAGGCAAAGCTGGTCCACAATTAAAAAACAATAATGGTGTTATCGAAGTTAAAAACGTAGATGATACCACTTTAGCTAAATTATCAGTTGCAGATGGAACCAATCCATCAGAAGCAACAAATTTATCTCAATTAGAAAGCGCAATTGCAGATGTACCAGTTACTTTTACTGGTTTTGATTTTCGTTTAGGCGATATCGCAAACGGCGATGGTAGTTGGACACCAGGAGCGGTTCCAATTGATGAAAATACCAAAATAAGTGCAGCAATTGATGGTTTAAATGAAGTTCTTTCATTGCTTGTTCCTGCACAACCGCCAGCTTTTCCAAATGCTCAAGCATTAACTTTAACTTCAGTTGGTACATCACCATTACAAGCTGCTGGTGCGGTTCCAAACAATACAGGAACAACTTCTCCTTGGAGTGCTGGACAAGCAGTTACACGCTTAACTTCAAACGCAACTACTAACACATTTAATGATATGGGTCCAGGCAACTCAGGAACCGTTACACTTATTAATAATGGCGCATCTTCTGGTTCTCGTGTTTTAACTGGAACTGGCGATAATGGAACTTATGGTAATCTTGTAATAGCAGATCAAAAAGATTTTCCAGTTATTACGCCCGGTTTTTGGAAATCCATTGATATTTCTGGTAGTGGTATAGTTGGAACACAAGGAACAAATCGTATTTCAATCAATCATTCGGCTGCTGGTTCAACAGGGGATGTTTTTTATATTAGAGACAATATAACAGCAACCCCAGTTGTTAGCTCAGTTGGTTTATCTCAATCAGGTTCTCCTACATTTGCCTATAGTTCAAGTGTGCCTCATTATGGTGATTCAACCGCAACTTTAACTGGTTCAGCAAGTGTTAACAATTTATCAGGTGAAACGTATTATGGCGGTTCAACCCCATTTACGGTTTCTGGCACAAATTCTATTATAGCATCACAAAGTTATACTTATGCAACTTTAGGTATTACTACACCAATTACTCGACAAACTGTTGCTGCTACTCCAATTACACCAGTTTCTATTTTAGTTAATGGAACAAACATTCATAATTCTGGTTTAATTCAAGCAGTTTCAACAAACGTAAATGGTTCAAGTGCTGCAACCAATTTAAGTTCTTCAATTGTGTTAGTAAAACGTGGAACAGTTGGCAGTAGAATTGATGAAATGAATATTCCAATTACTATTGCTGGAACAACCGGAGATTCAGTTGCACAAAGAATTTCTTCTAATTCAAATGCTGATACACCAAATTATACTTTTACTGGAACATCAACAGATTGGGTACAAAATGCAGCTTTAAGCACTTATGAAACAGCAGTAGTTGCTGGTTTATTATCTCATAACCAAACAAATTATTCAACTGGTCATTTACCAGTTGGGCCAAATTTAAGTGTTGGTCGAACAGGCGCACAATATATTACATTTTGGTTTAGACGTACACCAGTTAGTAAATTTGATCTTCAATTAACAACAGGTGTTAGTGGTATTGGTGGTTGCTGGATTAAATTAGTAGGTCAAGAAACAACAAGTACATTAAATGGTTGGTTTGATATGAGTTTAGCTTATTCTGGTTCTGGTGCTCCTGGTGCTGGCGCTGGTGGTAATGGAAGTAATGGTTGTGCATTAGGTGGTGTTTTAGCTACTAGCACACAATATACCAATGCAAGAAGAACTGTTACTTTTGGTACATTAAGTTCAGCAAGTGCAACCAACAATTCAATTTTAGTTAGATTTAAATTAACTTCTGGACAATCAATTCCAGCATTAAGCATTTTAGCGGCAAGTAATTAATAGGAGAATAAAAAATGGCTATTTCAGATACACAATTAATCGACCTATTAGTTAAAAAAGTTATTGGTGGCGTTGCTAAAACCGATACGGCAAGTGCAAAAAGTGTTAGCAATGAAACTATTGCTAGTCCTTTACCAGTTTATGCAAATCAAATTTGGGCTGAACCAGAAAATATTCCAAATACTCCACCAATTTCTAATACATCGGCAGTAAGTGTTCGCACGGTTGCCAATTCAAGTTCACAAATAAATTTAACAATGGACGCAACATCAACAACCAATCGTACATTTTTAACTGGATTGGTTGATTGGATTTCTCCTACATTTGGAAGTAATTATGCGGTAAAGATTTATCGTGGAAATCCAGCATTGGGCGGGGTTCAAATATTCCCAAATGGTTCTGGTAACTCTGATTCTTATATGTTTGATTATACTGCTGGTGTTTTAAATTTTGCTGATACAAATATTCCATCGGGCATAACATCAAGCAATGTTTGGATTGAAGGTTATCGATATATTGGAGCAAAAGGCGTAGCAAGTGCTGCTGGATCAACAAAAACATATATTGTTGCTAACATTGCTGCTAGAGATGCATTAACTGGATTAAAGGCTGGCGATGGTGCATTTGTGTTAGATGCAAGTGCCGATCCTCAAATAACAGATACAGGCGAATATGCAGAATATCGTTGGACTGGTTCTGCTTGGAAATTGATTTCAACTGAAGACGCAGTTAAAGTTGATGCTAGTTCAATTAAAATTACAGTTAATTCTTCAACTACTGGGCCAATCGTTTTAGCAACTGCCGGAAATATTTATTCCACTTATAAAGTTTCAAGAATTATTGGAGCAGAAATTAAAGTTAATACTGTTTTTGATGGAAATAAATCTTTTAATGTTGGTACAGACGGTAATAATACTGCTGTTTTAACCGATACTGATTATGATTTAACACAAACTGGTAATTACGTTCGCAGCGGTGGTTTTGACTTCCCAAGTGGCAATACAGAAATTAAATTATTTACTTCTGGAAGTTCAACAGTAGGAAGCGCTACGATTTATTTGACTTATGTTTAATAATTAATAAAGGGGAGATTTAAATCTCCCCTTTTTTTAAAAGAAATTAGGAATGTTCATAATTCCATAACCAATTAAAAACAAAACAACGGAAATAATAAAACAAAGTGTTTTTAAGCCACCAATTTTACGTTTATTTACCGTAACAGTACCAAATAAAGAAACAACTGCTAGGCCAATTGCAAAGGTGAAAAAGGGCGATGCAATAAGAATAAAAAGAAGTTCCATAGTTCAATCTCCTTTGTTCGTTGCGACGTTTCCGTCTTGATGAACCCAATATAGAAAATTTTCTGATCTTTGTCAAGCGCTTTTTTAAATTTAATTTTTCCGGTATTATGTAGCAAACGCCACTAACTTTCTCAGCAGAAGCCCGGCATTTTACAGTATATTGCATATCGAGATCAAAAATCAAAATTGGAATGAAAGATGCCGTTCGCTGAAATTTTGAAACCGCTTCAGGAGAAGCACGCTGAATTAACGGCAGTTATAAAAAATCTACAAATTCAGATTGATTTACATAAGGATAATTTACGACACTTAGAAGCGACGATGCGGTTATTCGATGGTAGCACACCCATTCTCACAAAGAAGGAAGAGAAGGCGAAGATTTTTTGGCATGGTGAATTATCACGCCTGATTATGGATGCGTTGCGCGGGAAGGAATCTGGTTTGAGTACGACAGATATAACGCATGCTGTTATGTTGACTAAAAATCTCGATTCGGAAGACAAGAATTTTGTGAAGGAGATAAAGGAGCAGGTAACGCGGTGTTTATCGCGTCAAAAGTCTATTGGGTTATTGAGTTCGAAAAAATCCGATGGGAAGGATTATATTTGGGATATTAAAGATTAATATTATAAATATATATTAACATATTGGAGAATTTTTATGGAAGATATTTTTAAAGATGCAGAAGTAGTGTATATGACTTCTGAGGAAATAAGAAATTTGAAAACCAATTTAGATGGTGTTTTGGAAAATATTAAAACCTTAATTACGCCAGAATGGCTTGAAAATCATCCTCGCCAGATCGTGAACGGCAGAGAATATTATGATTTTAATAAAGAGGATTACGATTTATTAGGAATAAAATTAAGAACAATTATTTTGTCGTATTAATAATATTTTTTTCTACAAACTCTAGATAATCATCGTAATTACTGAATTCCAAATCACCAAGAAGCTTATTTCCGTCATTTTGAATTATTCTAGCCACTATATATGGGGTAGTTGTTGCCGAATTTAATTTATAAGCTGGAATGATAGTGACGTAATTATTCTTGAATGTATCTAGCGTAAATGATATTGACATAATTCCTCACTCGCATTGATCCGGTAAATTTGGTACAACCAAATAGGCGCGCTTGCAACAGTTTTTCCCCTTTTTATTTTTGCTGATTACGTTGCCAATACCCGGAAAAATCAACCGAGGGGCGATTAACACAAACCAACCGAAGAACGCGGTCGAATTGAGCCACATTCCCGTCAGAACGATGATCTTCACGAAAAGCCATCTCGCGCGCGTACCGATCAAGGTAAACGCCCGAAAGGTGATGATGATGCCCCAATTCAGCACGACGCAACCGCGAAAAGAAACTTTCAGCTTGATTCGTACATGCACCTTCAAAACTGTAAGCTTCGCTGTGATTGATCCGTTTCATGTCGAATTTGGCATGTAGATTATTCCAAGCCCGTGCTTCATCGGCATGAATTGTGGTTCCTTTTTCGACATTTTGTTTAATGAAATTTAGGCTTTGTTCTTCAGAAGCGAAAGTTTTGGTTTTCGTCTTGCCATTGCGTTCGCGGATGACAACGACGCATTTGCGTTTGCCGGTTTGGTTTTCAGCCAAGCGCCGATCTTTGCGTTCGGTTTTGAGATTTTCAGGGCGCATGTGTCCGCCGAAGTAAGCCCCATCGATTTCAACCGTTTTATCGATACCGCCGATTTCGTTCTGATTGATTTCCGACGCCATCGCTTCGCGCAATTTATGCGTTAAGACGAAGGCCGTCTTATACTGAACATCCAGATCGCGGCTCAAAGCCAAAGCCGATTTGCCTTTGACTTCGTTGACGAAAATTGCAATAGCGGCAAGGTACATGTTCAAAGGGAGTTTATGCCAAGCGAACAAGGTGCCCGAAGTAAGGGTGAATTCTTTCCGGCAATCTTTGCAGCGCCAACGGCGCGTTCCTGATTTCCGGGGGCAGAAATAAAGCGTCAAGGAGCCGCAATCGGGGCAATGAGGCGTGCCATCGGCCCAACGGATTTTTTGAAAGGCATCGGCGCTTTCCTCGGCAGTCATGCGAAAAATTTTCGCCAGGGAAAGGCCGCGAGCATCTTTTGAAAGGAGAAAATGTTGTGTCATTTCACGTATCCATTGTTTAACTAACGAATACGTTATGTTTTTGAAATCGCCTTGTCAACAGAAAAGATAACGTATATGTTGTTTTTATAACTTTTATGTTTGGGGGAGTTGGGGAATGAGTAAGGAAGTTTGGGAAGAACGAGCGAAGCGGTTTTTAAAGGCCGAATTGAAGCGGCAAGGCGTGACGTATGAGGATTTGGCACACCGATTAAGTGCGTTAGGCATTTCGGAAACTGAGGGATCGGTAGGGATGAAGATTTCTCGGGGCACTTACCCGGCTTGGTTTTTGTTTGCGGTTATGAGTGTGATTGGAATTAGTGTTTTAAGATTGGAAAATGAATAGGGGCTAATAGCCCCTATTTAAAATTGTTTTCACTTTATAAATTCTTGTTTAACAATAATCCATTCATCATCTCGCGGCATTGATCCATCTATGTTACCAGAATACCTTATAATGGCACCAAATTTTTGTTTATACATTACCCCTTTATCCTCATACTCGAAATTGGATACAATTGAATATGTACAGTCTCCGTAAAAAGTCGCAGAAACATCATTAGTCGTGGGGTCGGCATAAATTTTCTTATTGCTTGGTAAGGGCACAAGCATTTTCCTTAGAGTAGTATAATATGCATCCATAACGCTCCATCCATTTCCAGAACAATAATCTCTTTTTACGTTTTCGATTTTTGTTCTGCTATAGCTATCGTATATATTTTTCCTTCTTTCCAATTCCCGCATAACTGCACTATCGTCTATGACATTATTTTGCTGTTGATTTTTCTCTTTCTCCTGTTTCTCTTTTTCTTTTTTCTCAAGCTCAATTTTTTCGGCTAAAATTTTACTCTGAGTTTCTTTTTCCTGCTGTACCTTTTTTTGTTCCTCGACCTTGACCTTTTCGGCTTTGTCCGATTCTTTATAAAGATAAATCATAATCATAGCGACTATGACCAAAAACACATTTTTCAAGCTGAATTTCATAGTAAATTACTCCTGTGATTAGGATGTTGAAAGAGTTTTTCTAAATATTAACCGACATAATACGCCACTCCTTCATACTGGAAGTTACCAATCAATTTCACAGCATCGCGTTCAGAAACACTATCGGTATAAAAATGAGTTCCCGTTTTCGTGTTATAGAAACGGAATAACTCATGCGAACCTTCAATCTTGGTATCGCTTGCCATGTACGCCGTCCCTTCAAACTGGAACCCGGCTAATGCATTCACTGCATCGCGTTCTTTGGCATCGATTGTGTAGAAGTGGGTTCCGGTATTGGCATTGAAGAAGCGATAAACGGGATCATCGCCACCAGCTAAAGCCTTGAAGCCGACGCCTTCATAAAGGAACTGGTCGAGATTATTCAGAACGGTGTTTCGTTCGGTCTGGCTATTGGAATAGAAGTGCGTCCCTGTTTGGGTATTATAAAACCGATAAATGTTCAATGGATCAGCCGAACCATTGAAAACTGATACATCCAATTTCAAATTATTGAATTGGACCGTTTCGACATTGGTTAATCGGTCGGTTCCGTCTTCGGATTTAACGATGACGGTTGACCCATCGATTTTTAAACGAACATTAGCGTTGTACGTAGCGTTGATAACAACCGTGTCGTTTCCGGCCCCAAGATTGATTGTATCGCTGCCACGGCCACCAGAAACGCTATCGGCACCTGAAGAACCCGTAATCGTGTCGTTATTAAAGGAGCCGCTGTACGTGCCTGCAATGGTCTTTGTGAGGCCGTCTAGCTCACCATCGGTATAAGCAGTGCGAACAACGTTTTCTGCTTGTTTATCGATGACGGTCCAATCATTATTATTCCCATTGTTTTCGGCTGTAGAGGTATTTCTCCCATTCCAAACGGCAGTTCCCATAAATTTATCGCCTAATTCGCTACTCATGACCGAAAGAACAGCCTTATACCAATCAGCTTGTTCTTTTTGGTCCGAAGGGGCTAAGTTATAATCACTTGGTTCTTGCATCGTTCCAGAGCCGTCATAACTTTGAACGCCAATTTCAGTAAACATAATTTTCTTACCGGTTGTTTCAGCAAGATTTTTTAGGTAATCAACCCAATTTACTTTTCTTGAGTTATCACCATATAAAGCGCGAACAAAATCATCATAATTCGCGTTCTTACTGAGTGTTAATTGCGGATAAAAATCTACTCCGATGTAATCAAGTTTATCAAGCCACTTGATATTCGCCAATTCATTGGCTGGAACATAATTAGGCTGAAAGCCCACAAATGCGGCATAGGTTAATTTGCCTGAATAAACTGAACGGATTTGTGAAATTAGGCTTTCCCAATATCCCTTTGTGTCGCCAGTTGTGAAATGAAGCATCTCATTCCCAATTGCAATGGCTTCAACTCCCTTTGATTGGCAAGCTTTCGCTAAATCAACCATATACGCGGTATATTGTTGAAAGAATGCAGCTTTATCACCAACATTTGAGTTGGTTGGTAAATTAAAATTTGTAAACTTATCCAGACCATTTTCTACATAGAAATCTACTACTTGTTGACGAATGGTAACAGCTAACCCTTGATTATGGAGATAATCGGCTTTGCTCATCAATTCATCAATGGTGTAACCGCCACGCACTGGAATCGTATTTTGGTAATATGTTACTGCCAAAGGGTCAAAGTTATTCTTATCTTCTTCCCATTCAACGATGCTGCCAAGATAGGCGTGATTTGCCCCCATAGTTTTGTACTGATCGACAATATAATTAAAATTAACTTCGCTATAGGTAATGTTTTTTGTTCCCATATATGTGAAGGCTTTTTGTTCGAAACGAGTGGTTTGCATAACGGTAATCTCCTTCTGAAAAAAATAGCGTTACAGAAACTCAAAAGAATTTCTGTTTTTACCCAACTATTGATTTACGAAAAAAAGGTTTAGGCGCTTCTGAAACGCCTAAACCTTTTGGATTTAAGCTTGGAAAGGTCCAGAAACAATCGAACCTTTGCCGTATTGCTGCTCAAGCATGGACCTTGCGTTTCCGGGATTACTCGCTTGGACGGTAACATCTTCATATGCCCCGTTCGGAAGCCTTACGCGCGCTTTATACGTCTTAGTTGACATTTTTCACTCCTGATTGACACCAAACCGCAGATCGAACCGCTTAACGGCTCAACCTTTTAATCTTTACTATAGTGAATGGTTTGAGGGCTGTAAAGTCCTCAGTGTGCCCGTATGGACATTCGGGAACTGGTTGGATCAAATCTTAAACGTTTGCGACTGGAGCGAGGCATAAGCCAAGAAACGCTTGCAGCAGAAGCAGGTATAGCCTCTAGCTTTCTCAGTCAGATCGAAAATGGAAAACGCAGCGCAACCATAACAACGCTCGATATTTTGACTAAAACTCTTAATGTCAATATAATTGAATTATTCTCTGAACTCTCTGAAATCCCAAAGGGATTACCAAGAGGTCGGCGAAAATAGCTACCCAAATCCTTTATCCTCAAACCTGCCAATCCCGTTAGACGACATATGTTAATATGTTTTGAGGAGGTTTCGGGCTTCTTATGAGAAGCCTTAGCGGTCGATGCTGCGATTGATCGGCTCTATGTGTATCGATTGGAACGGAATCAGGAAAACCCTACCGTTGCCCTCTTAGATCGACTCGCAAATGCACTCGGTTGTGACACACGGGATTTTTTCGATGAACCCAATGGCGAATCGCTTCCCGCCCTCAAAAGCGGCAGAAAGAAAAAATCTTAAATTTTTACCATTAAAAGTAATTAATGCCTATGCAATTTCGGCCATATGTGTAAACGCCCATCTTGCTTTGATATAACCGTGCTAAATTTAACAGACAATTTAATTCACTAACCTTCATCAAAATTTGAGCTTCAATTTGTAAAATGTCATTTTGCATTGTTCGGCCTTTCAATAAATTATGATTGTATTTATATTTGATGAATGAAATTTTATTTCGATATTGACATACCTCTCAGAATTGATAATGCTTTTTTGGAGAGCCATAGATATAAAGAGATTTCAGAAATGGACGAAAATCAGAAAAAAATCCTTAATGAGTTAAAATTCTTTGAACATAAAAGAGAAGAATTAAAAAGAGATTTTGATAAAAAAGAATATTTTCATTTTGAGTATCGTTTCGTCTATGGAGATTTATCTTTTGTAATTCCAGTAGATTTTGCTAAAGAAAAGGAAATGACCCAAGAGGAATTAACTACTGAAGGGCTTGATGCTCTTAAACAATTCGTCGTTTTGATCGCCAAAAAAGTCGTGGAAGGCTGATTCCAAAACGATAGAGGAATTTCTCTATTTTCCCGGCACGAGGCATAGCACCATATTTTATTAACCAAGGTGGATCAGATAAAAAGCTATCCAACCAACGCAAAAAATTTTCCCATAATTTATTGAAATACTTCATCATTTATAAATATATTTATACAAAATGAGGGAAATAAAATGAATAATACCGATAAAAGAGTTTTAGAGCTTTATGAGGAAGCAAAAAACGAAATTGAAAAAATAGTCATAAAACATGCTGAAAAAATTGTTTCATTCACAAAAGAAAATAACATTCCGAACACGGATCATGTCGTGTTTGGAACGAAATTGGGTTATGGTGATGATTTATCATTAACTGCTCAGCGATTATCGGCTTCTGTCATGTTTAAATCAATGAACCTAAATTAAACACATACTTTCATACCTTGAGTAGCATGAGCTAGTTCTGAAGCAAAATTAAAAAATTTTTCTTCAGCTAATTTGTAAATATAATTTGGATTATTTATCGACTGGCCGTTCTGTTTTAATTCTTCGTCCGAGATAAAAATTTCTAATGTATTCGGAGGATTGTGAAGTGCGTTAGTAGTCAACGATACTGTAACTACTATCCCGCTATTTACGCGACGCTGACTCACAAAACATATCGTTGTTGCCATAACGCTATCTCCATCTAAATCAACCCAATAACCGTAATTCGAGACGCGAAAATCTGTCAATGCAATCCTAAGAAGAAAATTCAATTAAATAACGAAAATAATATGTTAATTGTAAAAATCTTATGTCTCGGTTGGTGGCGTTTGATACATAATACCGGAGTTTTGTTAAGTTGCAGTTGTACGAACTCTCTCAATATTTCCTTGTTTTCTGCGGCTCTCCATGAATAGAAAATTTATTAGACAAGAGAGAATTGAAATGTTTTATGTGTATTTTAACAGCATTTCAACTTGAAAGGCACTGTCTTGATTTGGATGATTTAAAAGCCAATCATGAATACCATAATATTGAACATTTTTTATATAAAACCAATACGTTTCATCAGGATTAATAATTGATGGGCCATTTAGTCTATGTAATATTCTGCCTCTTTCACACCATCTTTTATATCCAGTTGATAAGATTTCAAGTGCGGGTGTATTTTCATTTGGTGAGGAAATTTTAAACACAGGGATAATATAAGGAATTACGGTTGTGAATTTTTCACCATCAATATAATAAATATAACTCATTTAGTGATCCAATTAGATATGTGTTTAATCGCGTTTTAAGGCATGTTTTAGAGGTTTTAAGATAATTTATAGCTCTACCTACGTTAATATATTTAATGTGCCTTGTAGAGCTTTAAAATGAAAAGAGGGAAATTTAAATTTCCCTCTTTTGTTTAGTTGATTAGATAAAAACTTGGAATTGCAATTTCGCAATTAAAGTCTCGATCTTCAATTAGCAATTCTGCGTGACGTTCATCGCGTGCTAGAATTTCAAATTGTTCTTGGCCCATAAATGCAGGCCCGCCAAATTCGGTACAATCATTATAACGATCAACAATAACATGAAACTTTTGCATTTTAATTCTCCCAATTGGTTGATGATTTGAATTTAAAACATTTTTTATTTTTTGTCAACAGAAAAATGTTTTAAAAAAGTAAATTATAATTAAATGATTTTTTAATAAATGGACTTAATGTTACAGTGCCTTTTTCATTTTCATAAATTAAACTACCATCTTTTGTGATTTCTACAAAGTCTTTTTGTTCAAACATAATTTCTCCCCATTCGTAAGAAGAAGTCATAGGTTGAGGTGAACAACCTTCTAATGATTTTGTTTTTTTCTTTTGAGAAGAGAAAATTTTATATTCAATACTAAAATCATCTTCTTGTAATGGTGAATGAATTGAATAAGTAGTTACTTCAATTTTATCATTATTTTTTAATTT